CATTTCAGTATTAGTATTATCAACTTTACCCCAAGAGGATGCTTCATCTAAAGTAGAACTTGAACAAGCTCCATCTCTAACATCTGCAACAGTAAGTTGTATTGCATATTGATGCATAGGTACTCTATGTCCAATAGCTTCAGCAGCAACAACTATATCTTGAGCAAAATTTTTAGGTACACCACCACCTACCATAAACAAACCAGTGTTTTGAGTTTCAACCTTTAAATAAGTTAATTCTCTCAAATCTTTTATACTATCAATAGATACATGAGTATTAGGATTATTTGATTGATGCATATGTAGTCCAATACCAGCAGCACTATCGTTTAATGCTGGACAAAAAATTGGTACATCTTCTTTATAACATTCTTGAACTAAACTATTACTTGTTCTTGTATGCCATCCTAATAAATTTAAAAACTCTCTTGAACTTTGTGGTTTCCAACCGCATTGATTATCTGCAAAGTCAGCAATAAATTTATCTACTTGTTTTAAGTCATCTTCAGATATAAATGTATCGTATATTCTATCAATATAATTTTCTCTTAAAATATCATCATCTGCTTTGCTTGATCCAATGTAATGTCTATTACCTAATCCTTCAAATAAATCCATGTCAATAATTGAAGCTCCTGTTGCAACAATTACATCAACCATATTGTATTTTACCATATCTCTATATAACTGTAAACAACCAGCAGCTTGAGTAGATCCGGCTATTGTAAGTATTATTGTTAAATCTTCATCCAATAACATTTGTTTGTATATTTGACAGGCGTTATATATTTGTCTTGATGTAAATGATGTAGAGCACATCTCATGAACCATATTAGTAACATTGTATTTGGTAATGTCTATATGATCAACTGTCTTTTTTAACGAATGGTCTATCAATTATTTGTTCCTTCTTACTATGAAAATGATGTTTATCTAATATTTTTAAAACTGTATCCACATTATACTCTTTACAGCTATAAATGTCAAGCTGAAAATGTCCGCCATCCCATGTATGTAAAACTATATGACTTGTTGTAATAGCTGTCATCACAGTATAACCTTCGTTGCCTTTATCATCACAACGGTCAATATGTGGACCACTCAATATTTTCATATCAAGTTCTTCTAAAAGTTCATCAATAAGATCCCTAAGTCTTGCCTCTCCAACATTTCTTAGAGCTCTTTTTGTATTGTAATGTCCTGTTACTATGAGGTGTTTATGGATAAGCATTTTATATCACTGTACTTTTTAAGTTTTTTAAACTTTACTTTCATTCTCTTATCTATCTCTTTTTGAGTGACATGCTTCTTTTCTTTTAATAATTGTATCATTGCACACACATCACCTATCTCATCTATTAGCTTTGAATTCGTCTTTTTATTCATTCCATGTCTTAGTACCTTACTACACTCCTGAATTAATTCACCACATTCTTCCATTGTGATTACAAATAATTGTTCTTGACTATTGAGATCCATCAGACAAACCTTTCAATAACAAATCCCATTCCTTAGCTCTGAAATCCCAACTATAAAAATTATCAAAGTAATTTTTTTGAACATCTAACTGATTTTGCCAACCATTATTATTCTTCATTACATTGATTGTATTGTTTAAGATACTTGCAAATCTGTTCACATGCTTTTGACCATCTTCTGTAAACTGATACATGCTAGCAAAGTTAGCACACGTTTCTGGTAATGCACCTAAGTTATTTGTTACTGTTAAACATTTTGCACTCATAGCTTCTATAGCTGCTATACAAGACGTCTCAACCCATATACTTGGGAATGCAAATATATGTGCTTTACCTAATGCTTCTACTACTTTATCATGTGGTTGATATCCATGATATGTTATCTTAGGATGTTTCTGACAAGTTTCAAATACTTGTTCGTATTGTTTGTCTCTATGTTTCCATCCATATATTTCAAAACTACTGAATACATCTAAATGTAGATTATCATGTTCTTTGCATAAGAACTCAAACACAGGTACTAATAATTCTAAACCTCTGTGTGGAGTTGTATGATAGATTAATCTTATTTGTTCTTTTGTATCAGGTTTCTTAATTAAGTTAGTTGGTACAGGATCAATTGCATTTCTCATTACATGACAATTATCGTATGGTACTCCTAATCCCATACAGAATGTATGCATTTGATGGTTACTTACAAATACTAACTTCTTGAATTTTTTTCTTGATTCTTCTTCTCTTAAATGATTATTCTCTGGATCGTTCCATAAATCATGAAGCCACAGGACTCTGTCTTTATCTTCTAGCTCTCTAACTCTACTACAAATAATTTGAAACTTATCCAATAGTTTTGGATCCAACTCTTTTTTAAGTCTTTCAAACATTCTCTCAGTACCACCTTGACTTTTTGTCCAGGTACCACTGTTAGTCATTTTATTATCACCTAAAGAAAATTCTTTTTCTTGTTTATCTAATCCAGTTATGTTAAGCTGTGTTACCATCTACCATCTCCTTTTCACCATTCTTTTTACCAATATTATACTTTGCAGTTAAGTTCCACTGATCCTTTTCTTTGAAAGGTAGGACCTTAATCTGACTTATAGGAGCAACAGGTTGTTTAGATAAATCTGGAGTAACCAGTTTTAACAAACCCCATTCTGCTAATAGATTTGCGATTGTATTTCTTCTTGATATATCACTCTCAGAAAAGTTAGAAGGCTTTCCATCAAGAGCAAACAACTCTTTGAAGTGTACTATAAAATATCTTCCTTGTTTATGTAATATGTGACATGATTGATATAATGTCTTATCTTTTCTGGATGCAACTCCAATTCGTGTTAGAGTTTCTCTTACTTTTAGAAAATCATCACCTTCGTTTAACTTCACTTCAATCATATTGTCTGTGTCAATTGTCATTTCACACCACCTTTATTTAATTTCATTTTTATAATGTCTAATTGTTGTTTTGACAATAAAGAAAGAGCAACTCTCGCTTTATCATTATTACAACTATAATATTCCTTAATAAGTTCTATAGTCTCATTATCTTGTTTCTTATCCCATTTTTTAAATCTTCTCATGGGACGTATCCTATTTATTAAATAGTCATATTGTAATTTATTATCTACATGATGTCTCTGGTTCATCTCATTAGCTAACAATATACAATCTATAAACTGAGATAAAGCTCTGTTAGTTAAGAAAGGATTGTATGCTGCTTCTCCATTACTATCCATAACAATATCTTTCTTATATGTGATACTATTAATAAAGTCAAAAGGTTTCATTTTCCCTGCCTCCTGTACTTCTTCCAAGATCTTTTTTTATGTTTATTCATACTAGCCATCTTTACTTTACCTCTACCTATAGAAGTTCTTTTCTTAGTAGGTTCAAAGACAGATGTAATATATGACTTTGCTTTTTTTACCATTATTTAAACTCACATTCTATCATTAAGGTTGTTAAACAAGCAACTAAATTTATTTCTTGATCAGCAACGAATGCACTTTTATATTGGTAGTCAGCTATAGTTGTAACTAAAATAGGAATGCTTGTCTCCTTCATATTCGTATTACAAGTATCATACAACTTTCTGTATATTGTTGTTGGATCATTATCTAAGTTCTCTGCCACCCATTTTCTCATCTGATTAAATTCTTTCTTCTTTAAAGCCTGAACTAAACTATTAAAGGATCCATCACTCATCTGAGTTAGGATACCAACATCAATCTTTCCACTTGAACTATATCTTTGAAGTTCATTAATTATTCTTCTCCAATCTGGAAAGTATTTAATGATTAGTTCTACTACAGCTTTCTTATCATAGTCAACATTTTCTTCTTTCAATATATGTTGTACTCTTTGTAAAAACTTGTTAGCTAAAGTTGGTTTATCTTGTTTAGAAATAACAAACTCAATAACACTACATCTACTATGTAATGGTTCAATAATTCTGTTCTTATAGTTAGCTGTTAAAATAAATCCACAGTTCTTACTATACTCTTCCATAAAGTTTCTTAATGCAGGTTGTGTACTTTGTGGATTAAGATAATCAGCTTCATCCAAGATAACAAACTTTCTACCACCATTTAAACTAACTGTACTTGCATAACTTTTGATATCATTTCTTAGAGTATCAATACCACCATTCATACTTCCATTAATAACTAAGTAATCTGATCCAACTTGATCTAACATAGCTTTAGCAGTAGTTGTTTTACCAACACCAGGACCACCAGATAATAATAAATTAGGAATACCATTCTTAATAAAATCATCAAAAGTAGATTTTAAGTTATCAGGTAATATCGTATCAGATATATTTGTTGGTCTATACTTTTCTGTCCAAAGGAAATTATTCATTGAACTTACTTCCTTGTTCTACAGGAACCCAATATTTTATCTTATCATACTTACTTGAAAACTCAACACCCATAAATGGATCAGTAATAATAGATACATCATAACTATGTGGAAGTAACTTTATATTTTCAACTAATAGTATATACTTAAAGTTAGTGTTCAACATAGTCTCTCCAACTTTCTTATGAAAGTTATTACTTGTTGGATTCTTACTATCTTTAACTGTAATTACTATCTCTTGTTTATCAGTTTCACTTTCAATAATAATATTTGGCAATTGCATAACATTAGCAGCTTGTATCAAACTTTTAACATCACTTTCTGTAAGATTGAAACCCAATGACTTTTGAAAGTCAGGTGTAGTATCTTTAGGAACACCTTGGATCATATCCTTATCAGTATAGTAATAATTACTAGAACTATCACCACTGCTAATTGTTACATGATTTTCTTGAAAGTCAAAGTCTGGATCTTCGAATAAACTTGTAACACTAAGGAATTGGTTCAAGTCATATATTCCAAACTCAAATGGAAAAGTCTCTTCAACAACAGCTTGAGCAGCTATCGTATGCATTGGACTTCTCGTTCTTATAATTGTTCCAGTTCTAAATAATATTGACTGGTTAATGCTACTAAAATTCTTTAGAATCTTAACAGTCTTTTCACTTAATTTCATAATAACTCCAATAATTAACCCTTAAAGGTATCTTTTTTCCTACCTCCAAGTTGATTTGGATCAGCTGTGGCAGCAGCACCAATTTGTGCTAAGTCCATCAGACTTCCTCCAAACATATATGCACCTTGGTGTGTTAGTCTCATCCAAGGACACATCCAGATCTTTAATCCGATCTTTCTTGCCCACTGACAGAACATATAATCTTCAGAAAGATATCTTTTAGATTTAGGATCAATTAGTGCATCAAAGAAACACATAATCTCTCTAGTTCCATCAAAGTTTGCAGTTCTAATGTGATCAGGTTTATACATTAACTCAGGATATGCTTTTGTATACTTTTCAAATGCAGATCTTTGTATCATCATAAAACCT